CAGAGAACAAATTCTGGTTTAACAAGGAGGCCGTTACACGCTACGCCGCCAAGTTCCCCCCTGGTCGACGCTTCGAACTCCTCGAGGCCTTCGACGAGTTCAGGAACCGCGGCTTCCGCTACACGGCCGACGACTTTAAAGCCTCAATGTTCATCAAGGGCGAGCTCCATGTCAAGCCATCCTTCGATGGTGAAACTCCCGAGCATAATGTCGACGTTGCTACCCCCCGTGCCATCATTTCTTTCCGCCCGATCGTTAATGCCACACTCGGCCCTCTCGTCCAGTTCTATTCCGATAAAGAACGCGAGTACCGTGTCTGGTCCCTTGAAGAGCTGGAGCATTGCCCACTCGCCCCCCGTGGCGTTTGCGGCGAAACTCTAGGCGCTTGGTATACGTACTGGGTTAATAAGTTTGGTGGTCCCCTGAATGTGTACACGTGGTCTGCCGATTCCACGAAGCACGACGCGCACCATTCACAGGATTCACGCGAGGCAAGTGCGACGAGCAACATTGACTTGGTTGTTTGCTCACGTCCCGAAGTCAAGCAGGTGTACGTCAAGCAGATGACCGTCAAAGGCAAGTCTGCCCATGGTGTTCTTTTCGAGGCCCGCGACAAACGATGGTCCGGCGAAAGTTCCACCTCGGGCGCCAACTCTCATACAACTGAGCAGAAGGGATGCTATGCACTTGAAGGTATTCAGCTAGGCGGATCAATTACATTCGACAACCTCGGAAAGAACTACGCGATCGGCGCCGAAGGCGACGACGGGACTGGTATCATTGCCAGCGCGTGGCTCGATTCCACCATGCCAGGTGACAAAGAGGCCATAATGAAGGCCCGTTGCTTGGAACTGGGTTTTGAGGACACCATGATCCTACGACCCGGTGCGGACGGTGACTTCTGTTCGCGTTGGTGGTATCCCGCCGAGGGAGGTTACTTGCCCGGTGGTAAGATAGGGCGAGTGTTGGCGAAGGCTGGCTTCTTCTATGAAGCCTCGGATGAACAGAGCATTCGATCTGCCGCAATTGGCGCGCTTCGAGATAATGGACATGTCCCCTTCTTGCGGGAATATTTCGAACGCGTCTGCTTCCTCGCCAAGAAGCATGCTCCCGGGCTCTCTGGCCGCCCGAAGGAGTACACGATTCATATGGCTCGTTGTCACGACTATGATGACTCCACTCTCGACTTCGTCGAGGTCAAGTACGGTCTCACCCGTCAGGACTTGGCCGAGTGGAAGATTCTATTAGCTCGAGTTAAATCACTCCCCGTCGTTGTTTCTTGGCCACACTTAGAGAAGTGTCTGGCCATAGACAGCGCCTGATCTGATAAATGTTATCAGTTCTCGAGTTAGTTTTGGCGATCATCCATTTGATCATTGTGTGCTTGTGTGTGTTTACGAAACACCACCCCTTTCCATAGTCGCAACGAGTGTTGACTATCAGTGAAATGTCGAACGTTAGAGCCGAGGTTCAGAACGCCCTCGCTCTGGCTAATCCTGCCAATCAATTGGCCTTGACCGTAGGTGCCCTAAGCAAG